TCTTGCTATCTCGTCTCAAGTTTTATCTGTTAATGTTGATGATTCATCCCTTGAAATAAACTCTGATAGCCTGAGAATTAAGGCTGCAGGTGTTAGCGATTCGATGCTCGCTGGGAGTATTTCGAATTCAAAGCTCAGCAACTCAACGATTTCAGGAGTTGCTCTTGGTGCAAACCTCAACGCTTTGACTGCTGGTAATGGTTTGTCAATGACCAGTTACAACGGTTCAGCTGCTGTAAGTGCTAGTATCAACTTGGATGGTTCAAGTTTGTCCACAGGTTCTAACGGACTTAAAGTTGCCACTGGTGGTATCTCTACATTAATGCTTGCTGATGATGCTGTAAGTGCAGCAAAGTTAGCCGATGCATCTGTTGCCACTGCTGCTCTTCAAGATTCATCCGTTACAAGCGGTAAGATTGCAGACAATGCTGTGACCACGGCAAAAATTGCTGACTCGGCTGTGACCACGGCAAAACTTGCAGGGTCTATTACAGCAGACAAACTTACCCTGGGTAACGGTGTTGAGAACTCAGGAGGATCTCTCATTGTATCTCTTGACGGTGGTAGTTTGGCTCTTGGTGCAGGTGGTCTTAGTATTGCTGCTGGTGGTGTAAGTGCTACTGAGTTGGCATCAAATGCTGTATCTGCAGCCAAGATTGCTTCTAATGCAGTAGAGACTGCTAAGATTGCAGACGATGCTGTGACCGCAGCAAAAATTGCTGACGCTGCAGTAGACTCTGCTCGCTTGGCATCAAATGCTGTAACGACAGTAAAGATTGCCGATGCAAATGTAACTGCTGCCAAGTTGAACTTCATGGCATCGTACGAAACATTGTCTGCCGGTGATGGTTCTGCTACTACATTTGACGCTTCTGCTGCTGCTGATGCTACCATGCTTGGTGGTGCTATTGTATTCCGAAACGGTCTGGCGATGGGTCTTGTTGAATCTTCACCTTCGGGACAAGACCAGTACACATTGTCTGCAACTGGCGGAAGCGGTGGCGTATTACGTGTGACTTTTGGTGCTGCTCCAAACAGCGGCGACCAAATCACTGTAATGTACTTCTCATTGTAAGTTGTTTGATTGTTGGAGTGTCCTTCGGGGCACTCCTTTTCCCATTGGAGGTTATATGGAAGGCGAAATGTTGCAACTCTTAATGAGTGGTGGCGCCAATGTTGCGTTCGCTGTGTTTCTTTATACTCAGAACAAGGACCTCCAACGTCGTGCTGATGAGCGTGAAGCCAAGGCAGAAGTTAAAGAGCAAGAGTTGCGTGCTAGATACGACAGTGTAATCAAAGACATGCAAGACAAAGAAGAAACGATACGTGAAACCATCGTGCAAGAAATGACAGACCTAGATAAAAGAATGTCATTACTTGAGCAGAGTGTTACAACATTGAGTACAATGATTAGTGAGATTAAAGCATCATTAATTAGGGTGGACAATGCCAACTAGAAAGAAACGGACTCCAGCACGTGGTAAACGATTTGTCAAGATTGTCAAGAATAAGAAGACTGGTCGCACTAGAAAGATCAGCTATGGGCAAGCCGGCAAGTCAAAGAGTGGCAAGGATCGTATACAGGAGGGGACACCAAAGGGAGATTCCTATTGCGCACGCAGTTATGGAATCAAAAAACGACTGTCTGCTAAAAAACGCAACGACCCCAACACCCCCAACAACCTATCACGCAAGAAATGGAAATGTCGTGGTAAAAAATCTAGACGTTAACGTACATCTTCAGGTATACTTGTACGTATAAAATTTTATTTACCACCAAAAAACGGAAAGAAAATGAATCAAGATTTACTCGCATTAACACCAGAACTCGTTTTATTTATTAAAAAGCTAGTACAACACTCACGTGGTGGATTGACCAAAGACGAACGTCAAGAGTTGGCTGCCGACTTGATTAACTTGTTGTACAAGGTATTGAAGGAACTTGTTGACATGGATGATGAGCAGCGTTAAGTTTCTACAACACCAAATCACTACTGGAGTTCAGGGCAGGCCAGCATCTGAACTCCTTTTGATTTTTTTACGCCACCTGGTTTCTACCATTTTCATTTCATCCAGTGATGTGATAGCTTCAAACATCAGCTGTGTAGGGCTGCGTTCTTCTTTGTTGGCAATAACAGTGACCAGTACAATGAGGTTGCTCATGCGTGGCTCATACGCTCCAGATAAGTACTTGTTAATGGTGTTGACATGGAGTCCTGCCTGATCAGCCATGTAGGTTGTGCTGATCGAGTTTCGGTGCATTGCCTTATTAAGCCAGATACCGAATCCTTTAATCATCACCACCACCACTAAAAGAAAAGGGTAGGGAACCACCCCTACCCAAACCTACCATGCACGGAGCATGTAGGGTACTATAACTCATTTTTCTGACTCTATCAACACACCAAAGTGTAGAAAGGCACGCTCCCACTCTTCGGGGTACAGGTAGACACACATCCGCATCAAATACTTGACGCTGGGTACCTGCTTACCGGATAGCCACTTGGCGATGGTGTCACGGTGACAGCCCAATGCCCTTGCCAGTTCACATTTGTTTACAGTTGATAGTGTTTCTTTTAGTTGTGTTGCAAACATTTTAATACTCCTGATTTTACGATTTGTTGCCCGACCCATTCTGCGCATTGTGGGACGACTGCGTTTCCGAGTGCTCTAAGTCTGTCCACCCGATTGGGAATCCCATCATCTCTTCTACAAACTGGGGATTGAGTTGGAAATCCTTGCCACTGCGTCTTGCTTGTGCTTCCAAACATCTGCTTGCTTGGCTGTTGCCCTTCAGTCTGTACTTGTGTTCGTGTGCTGATGGTGTTGGTAGAAGCATGACTGTCCTCGCCAATCCCAAACTTCCGTTCACTCCGTTGTTGCTCACCTTGCGTGGTGTCCCCTTCCCTGTGAACACGATGTTGGTGTTCTCGTTCAGTATCGCTGCTGGTCCGGCATCCGATACTGTTGGTGTCGGCAAAAGCGAGTTCGTTCCGAAGATAGTATCCGATGGTACTTGGGTAGGCGACTGCAAACCATCTGCGTCTGAGGTGGGGTGCACCGCATTGTGCAGCTGATATAATCGTCCACTCGATGTCATACCCGATTGCGGTAAGGCTTCCAACAACGTCGGTTCCGCCCACTCGAATGATGTTTGCGACGTTTTCCAACACGAGTATTGGTGCGTGTCCGATGGACTGAAACTCGCTAACAAGCCGGTGGACTTGCCACCAAAGACCAGACTTTTCCTCATTTTCTAACCCCTCCATATTGCCGGCAATTGAGATCGACTGGCATGGGAAACCTGCACATATGACATCTACTGGCTCCAAGTTGTGTGCCCCTACGTGAAGGACGTTGTTGTATCGTTTTGTATTTGGCCAATGTCGCTCCAAAACAGAACGACAAAACGGCTCCTTCTCTACTTGCCACACAGTTTGCAAGCTAGGTATGGCACGCTCCAGTCCAAGTTCAAGACCGCCAATGCCGCTGAATAGACTACCCATCTTCATTGCTATCCTCCTTTGGAAACTCTTTGTCCCATGAATCCTTGATGGACTTTGCCAGGGCACCTAGGTGCTTGCACTTGGTGCCACGGTACTGGTGATCAGGACAAGAACATGTAAACCCATTCTCATCAATCACGCATGTCCACTTGGGGAAGTGTCCAACCATGCTACCATCTGGCAACATGGTGGTCTTGAGTTCCTTCATTTTGTTTTCCACACGGTCGTCATCGAACAGACCCTTGAGTCTCCACAGTTCGACAATCTCCTCGATCGTTTCAGTCATGGTCGGCATGGTTTTCTCCAAGTGCTCCATCCATCCAGTCCATCAGTGCACCGACAGATGTGTTCTCATGGTATTTCATCTCATTGTCTTGGTACAGTGTCACATCCACATAGCCAATGTCATTGACATCGTTTGAGATGTACAGGATGTGGTGGTGTCCACGTTGACAATAGAACGGATGCATCCAACCACGCTCCCCATTGAAGTTGGGTGGAGTTGTGTCTGGACAGTGCAGCCATCCAAGTCGCTTCAGTTCAATCCCATAGGATTCAATCTCTAGTT